CAAGCAGAAGACGGCATACGAGATTCCTCTACGTCTCGTGGGCTCGGAGATGTGTATAAGAGACAGGCATGACCCATCGAAGATGTCCCGACCGTTCCTTGTCCGAAATTTTCGCCTTTTCGATTTCCGATCGAAGCGTAACCTTGTCGTTGAGAAGTTTTTCAATCGCGGTCAGTGCATTCTTATTCTTCGCCTGCCTGATGTCCGATTGCCAGGTGCGTCTGTACTGACCGAACAGACCCGGAATGCTTTTGTCGACGCGTTGGACGAGTCGGGTCTTCTCGCGAGCGAGTTCTGCGTTTCGCTCGTTGAACGTCTTGTCACTCGCGTTCTTAAACTCGTCGTCGTCGTCGTTTCGCTTCGCCGCCAGTGCCGGCAGTTGCTTTTGGGTCGACTTCTTCTTTTGTGTGGAGTTGTTGGATTTCAACGCCTCGTACGCGTTGTCGAGGGTTTGGAAGTTTTCCTTCGTACCGCCCTTGTTCGGATGGTACTTCGGTGAGAGGAGTCTGCGCGCGGAGTTAAGACTCTTGCCCTGTGCGATCAATTTCTTGAGTTCATCCTTCGCCGCGTTCATCGTGAGCTTAGGTCGCTTTTCGTTCGCCTTCGCGACGTTCGCATTGGGTCGCTTTTCGTTCGCCTTCGCGACGTTCGCATTGGGTCGCTTTTCGTTCGCCTTCGCGACGTTTGCATTGGGTCGCTTTTCGTTCGCCTTCGCGACGTTTGCATTGGGTCGCTTTTCGTTCGCCTTCGCGACGTTCGCCTTCACGGTGTTTTCCTTCTTTCCACCCGGGAACGTTCGTTGTGCCCCCATCTTCGCCCGGGACGACTTGTTCGATTGAAGTGTCTTCAGACGACGGTTCAATTCCACGTCGTTCATCCACTTCGCCCGCTTGTACGTCATCTTCGACGTGAGGTTCTTTCGGATTTCATTCACCAACGCATTCTTCGCTTCCGTGGAGATACCCGTCGTGTTCACGATCTTCTGTCGAATCTCGTCCGCACGCTTCGGGATGTCGACCGTTTTCGCCTCGGCTTTACGAGAAGACTCGTTTTCCTGTGCCTTCTTCTTCGCCTGTCGTTCCTTCAGTCGATCGTTCGCCGCCTTCACTGGATCGGGGAGCGAGGCGTTGATGTACTTGAGCGCACCCTTTTTCGTCGCCCAACCACCGAACGTTCCCTTGACGTTCGTCGCGTCGAGGTTCGCCACCTTTTGGTCCTGTTGAATTTTCGCGACGAGCGGTTGCACGTCCACCTCGAGGGACGCCACCGTGTGTTTGTTCGCGTGCGCCTTGTCGGCTAAAAACTTTTTCACGTACGCCTCGTCGGCGGGTGTCCCCGCTTTTTGTAATTTCGCCACGATCTCCGCGAGCAATCGCTTGGTCTCCGTGGCGTTGGGTTTGAGGGATCTGTTCATGCGCGCGTTCGCCGCCTTCTTGCGTTCGTTGACGTACTCGGACACCTTTGTGTATTGCATGCGCTTCTTCCCACCGCCGTTCGCGGCTCGAATGGTCGCCAACTCATCGTCCGCCTTGATCTTCGCGTTCAACTTGGAACGATTCGTATTCAACTTTTGTGCGTCGAACACCTTGTGCGCGTTATCGGACAAGAAAGCCTCGACGTAGGCGGTGTCGACCTTGATCGGACCACCCTTGGCGAGCTTGGAGATCAACTCCTTCGACGTCTTCTCGAGTCGTTTCGTGTTGGACGTGGTTTGACGCGTCTTCATCGCCTTGTTCTCGACGTTCTTCACGGCGTTATAATTCGCAGTCTTGATGTACGTCAGTTTGGGCGTCGCGTTCGCGTACTTGCCCGTGAAAGCGCTCTTGACCGCGGTCGCCTTCATTTTCGCCACGTTCATGTCCTTGGCGATTTTTGCATTCAGTTGCGATCGGTTAGCGTTCAACTTTTGTGCGTCGAACACCTTGTGTGCGTTGTCAGCCAAGAACGCCTCCACGTAGGACGTGCTCACCTTGGCATCCTTTGCAATCTTCGCGACGAGCGCTTTCGTATTCTTCGTCATTTGCTTCGCGTTCTGCTTGGTCTTCTGTGCGGCGTTCTTTTCGTTACGCGCGGCGACGCGTGCGTTCATGTTTCGCTTCGCGTTCGAGAGCGCGGCGTTGTAGTTTGCGTTCTTGATGAACTTGAGCACGGGTTTGGCGTTCGCGTACTTACCCGTGAAAACGCTCTTGACCGCGGTCGCCTTCGCTTTCGCGACGTTCATGTTCTTGTTGATTTTCGCCTTGAGCGCGTTCCTGTTCAGGTTCTTCATCGACGCACCGTTCGCGAACGCCTTCAGGTACGCGGCGTCCACGCCGAAGGTTTTCGACAGCTCTTGGAGCGTGTTCTTTTCCTCTTGGGACAATTTCAAATTCTCCGCCTTCTTCTCTTCCATGGCTGCTTTGTTGTTCAATTGCTTTTGAAGTTCCGCGCGTCGAGCGTTCGCGTTCGCCACGAAGACGAGTTTAGGTTTGGTCTTGAACAGACCCTTCTTACTACCCTGTAACTGTTCGACCATGGTTCGAATGCCCTCGTCTTCCTTCACCTTGTTCGTGAGTTCCTGTTTGTTCACGTTCTTCACGTCCACGTTTCGCGATTTCGCGAACGCTTGGAGGTAATCGATGCTCACCCCGGGCGCCACACCCAACAGACTGTTCACCTTCGCCTTATCCTCGGCGGCGATCTTGTTCTTCTCGCGCTTGTTCGCGAGTCGCGCGTTTAAGTTTTGTAATCGGGTGTTGTAGTTCGCGTTGGACACGAACACGATCTTGGGCACGGACGCGCCGTTGATTTCTTGTGCCTTCACGGCGAGTTCCATGTCTTTTTTCAATTTCTTGGCGTACGCGTTCGCGTTAATGTTCGCGTACGGCGCGTTGTTCATGCTCTTTCTGTACGCGTTCAGGTACGCGCGGTCTCCGCCCACACCCAACAGACGTTGGATGTCCGCCTTCTCACCCACGGCTTTGGCGACGTTGGCGATCTTCGTGTTGGCGACGCGAAGGCGTTCGTCGTACGCGGTTTCGGGTACGTAGTTGAGTTTCGGTTTGGCTTTACCCCCGAAGAAGCCCTTGGGTTTCGCATTCGCTTCGACCTGTGCGAGCTTGATATCCCTCATCACCTTGTTCTTGTATGCCTGCGCGTTCACGGTGTTCATGCTCTGTCCCGTCGCCGCGAGATATTTCTTCAGGTACGCCTCGTTCCCTCCCGTGGCGAACAGATTCGCCTTCTTGTTGGCGATGACCTTCAATTCCGCGAGTCGGGCGATCTCTTGATTTTTCTGTTCCTTCTCCTTTTCCGCGGCTCGTCGCTCCGCCTCGTCCTTCGCTTCGCGAATCTTCCTGTTCGCCTCTTCGCGTTCCATCGCGATTCGTTTGCCCTCTTCATCCGCTTTTCGCGCTTCCTCTTCGACGCGTGCGACTTCCCTCTTCTGTTGCTCTATGCGCGCCAACTCCTGTTGCCTTTCGAGCTCTCGACGAGCATTCATGACGTTTTTGTTGTTGGAAATGTTCACGGGCTTGGGTGCGTTGTTCACGGGCTTGTTCATGGGCTTGTTCACGGGCTTGGGTGCGTTGTTCACGGGCTTGTTCGCGGGCTTGGGTGCGTTGTTCACGGGCTTGTTCACGGGCTTGTTCACGGGCTTGTTCACGGGCTTGTTCACGGGCTTGTTCGCGGGCTTGGGTGCGTTGTTCACGGGCTTGGGCGCGTTGTCCATCGATGGCGGTTTCACGCCCGGGATGCGGTTTTGTTTCCCGATTTGTTCTTGAAGCGACACCATCTGCGCCTGAAGTTGGGCGATGCCCGACGTGTTCGGGGCAGCGGCGGGCTGTGCCTGCATCTGCGTGAGCAATTGTTTCGTGTTTCGCAATTCCTCTTGCAGTTTCCTTTGGGCATTGTTCGACTGACGCTTCGCCGTGTTCAACGCGTTTTGTAATTTCTTCCGCTCGGCATTCGTCGCGGCGTTTTGCAAATTTTTCTCCGCCTTTGCCTTTGCATTCAAAGCCACACTGGCGTTTCTCTTCGCGGCGTTCGCGTTCTTCTTCGCGGCGTTGATCTGCGCGGTCGCGTTCTTCTTCGCGGCGTTCGCGTTCTTCTTCGCTGCGTTGATCTGCGCGGTCGCGTTCTTCTTCGCGGCGTTGATCTGCGCGGTCGCGTTCTGCTTCGCGGCGTTCGCCGTGTTCTTCGCACTTTTGAGCTCCGCCTCGAGCTTGGCGATCTGCGCGTTCCTCGCGTTCTTCGCCTGTGTGTTGTTCGATGACACGGGTGCGGTCTTCACCTGCTTGATGAGCGCACCCAATTGTGCCACGAGCGCGGCGGAGTCTTCCACCTTTTCTTTTTGGACGACTTCGACCTTCCGCGCGGCGTTCTCCGTCGCCTTACGCGCCGCGTTCGCCGCGTTTTGTGCCGCCTTTTGTTGCGCCGCATTTGTCGCGTTACGCAAAGCCTGTTCCGCCCTCGCCTGTGCGTTCTTCGCGGCTTGTACTTCCTTCATCGCCGCGTTTTCCTTCGCCTTTGCGTTCACCACTTGGGTCTTCGCGTTGATCACCACGGCTTCGGTGATCTTTTTGTTCAGACCTTTTTGTTCGTTGAGTTCCGACGCCTTTTGCACGACCTCGTCGAGAGACGTGGTCTCGTACATGCGTCGGAAATCGTTCCTCTCCTTTTCGGTGAGATTCAACATGCCGTTCAACCGCTGATCGAGAAATGTCTTCTCTTGCATTTTCATCTTAAGCAGTCGCTCTTGGAATTCCAATTCCTGTTTTGCCTTTATTTTGTTCAGATTCGTGTTCGCATTCGCGACTTTCTTTTCCGCCACAGCCTTCTGTGCCTGAATCGTCGCGAGCGCGTTCTTTTGTTTCTTTTCAAAATTAGACTCGAGTTCCTGTCTGAACGCCACGAGTTCGAGTTCGCGTTGCGCCTTTTGTTGAGCAATCTCGGTGTTCGCCGACCTGAGTTGTTCCTTCAAGCGTTTTTGCTCCTCGTACAATGCGTTCTGCGTCGCCTTTGATTTTTGCATTTGCGACATTCGCATCTGTTCGATGTTCGCAATCTCACGAGACACGTTCGCTTTCGCCGTGGAGATGGCGGACAACGCGGCGGCGTTCCGCGTGTTCATGTTTGTCACCATTTGGTTCTGACGCGCGGCTGTGTTCTGCACGCTCGTCGCCATTTGGTTCTGACGAGCGGCTGTGTTCTGCACGCTCGCCGCCATTTGGTTCTGACGCCTCGAGAGGTTTTGCACTTCCTCGCGCGCGGCGTTGAGGTTACGCTGGATCTCGTTACGTTCCGCCGTGTTCCGCGTGTTGGTCAATTTGTTTTCCAATCGCGCAATCTTCGCGTTCGCGTTCGCGATTTCTTTCGCGTTCGTGTTCACTGGAACGTTCGCGTTCGTGTTCACTGGAACGTTCGCGTTCGTGTTCGCGTTCGTGTTCACCATTTCTTTCGTGTTGACCACGTTGTCCGTGGTCACTGGAATGATGTTGTTCGCGGCGTTCTTCGAAGGTCGTCCTCGTTTCCTCGCGGCGGACGTCGCGCGGAGTTGAACGGGCTCGGCGATTTTGAGTCGCGCGAGACGGTTTTGAATCGCCTTGAGCACGTTGGTCTTTTTCGCATCGCCCGCGACCACCGCCTTCACCTTCCTCGCGATCCTTTGTAATTGACCGAGACTCGACGACTTTTTGAAGAGTACTTTGTAATCCCTCACCTCGAGTGGTGACGCCACGTCGATGAGATACGTACCATCTCTCGACATGCGCATGGGTGGGAGTACCATGCCCCGACCCATAGATGCATACGCGTCGCATATGTCTTGTTTCGTCAGCGAGGAGTTGGAGATACCCGTGTCCTGTTTGACGAGCTGTCTAAGATCCTGGATGTTTGCACTGGGGTCGCATACAACCATAAGTATAATATTACATGGTAAAAAAATATTTAATCGTGGTCATACCCTTTCAAGTACAGTTTGCCCTTGGTCTCTAAATCTAATGTAAAATCAAACACGTTCAGGTCACCGACATCGAGTTCGACCACGCGCGTGTTTTCCAACGCGTGCGTGCGTCTGTTGCTCAGCGTGGACCGAAGCAACGCCTCGAGAAATTGGATGTGATTTCGAATGTCTTCGTGATATTTTTTGCTCGTTTTCAATTTTATGCACAAAATCTCGTACGGCTTCTTCCCGAGAAACGGTGTGACGGGAAACGATTCGGTCGTACCACCGTCGGTGTACGTGTGTCCCTCGAATCGCCCGGTTGAAAATATGAGAGGTACGCTCATGGACATCAAGACCGCGTCGATCGCTTTCATGTCCGGGTGCGTGTCTCGCGAAAAATACATGGTCTCCCCGGTGTTCAAACAAAACGCGGCGACGTAAAATTTTTTGTCGAGTTCACGAAACGTGGGATCGCGTCGACAGAGTCGCACGAACTCCTCGCGAATGGGTACGGTGTCGACGAACCCAAAGTTTGTGAAAAAAGATGCGACGTTGATTTTTATGAATTCGCTCAGGTCCGCGGAAAAGAGTATGTTGATAATCTCATCTATCGAATACCCGACCGACATCAACAGACCCAAGATGGCGCCCGCGGATGACCCCGATATTTCTTCGACGTCTTCGAGCGATGTCTCGTGCTTCTTCAAGAACCCGGCGATGGTGAATATACCAGTCCCGCCGGGTCCGAGGCAGAGATATCGCATTTTTCCGCGTCGTTGCGCCTTACTTAATAATACGAACTGAATTGCTTCCTCAAAAGCGCGAACACGATCGCGTACACGACGGTGTGCACGACGCTCGCGTGAATGCTCGCCTGACCCGGCATGTTTGTCGGAGGCAACGTGAGGAGCATGCCCGGCTGTAACATCATGAAGAGCGTCGTCGTGACGATGAGATCGGTTTGCGTGAGCACGAGCCCCATCGCCCTCGCGATCGCACTGTACGCGAGGAAGAACACGGCGGCGTGAAAGAAGACCGATGTGCGATCGGTGCGTCCGTCGGCGAACGTGAGAGACTTGCCCGTGGTTCGCACGACGAGCCCCGGGCTGAGCGTTAAAAAAAGCACCGCCGGGATGGAAACTTTCGGTGTCGTGACGTCGATCATTTTGTTATATATACGTCAAGATTTATATATCGACAGAACGTGCTGAACTTTTTGCCCCCCATGATGTTGAGTTCGTCGAGTCGTTGCAGTCGGTCCCACACGTACGCGAGTCGTTCGTCCTCGTCCTCGTCCTCGTCGTCGTCGTCGTCCTGGTCGTCGTCGTAGTAACAGAAATCGACGAAATCGTCAAATTGCATGTTCGTTCGCATCACGCCATCGTACAGGAGTACCTGTAGATGGTCGAACAAATACCATAATTCATCATTGAATTCGTCATAGTACGCGTGTACTGTGGAATTTAATGATGGATCCGTGGAGTCCTCGTCACCGCTGTTATGCTCGTCCACGTCCAGACCGTAGTTCGCCTCGTAAACGTACTGAGACCAAACCATATTTCCTTAGTCTGACGTCGAATCTTTTATACCGGTGAGCGTCAAAGATGTCGTCTCCTTGACCGGTAAATTTTCGTTGATGATGGCGAGGCACTTTTGAAGCGAGTCCTCGTCCCCGTTGAAAAACTTGCGCAAACCGTCGACGATGTTGGTCTTCGTCATGGAAGATTTCCTGGTGCTTTTCTTGACGCTAATCTTACCCTTCTTGAGATTGATGGTGTCGATGTCCTGTGAAACCATCGACGACTTCACTTGTTCCTTCAATTTCTTCTCCGCGGCGACGAGGACTTTCATGTCCTTCCTCGCATCGGTGATCTGCTTCGCGAGCTCGACGAGCTTCTGAACATTGTTGGATAACTCCGTGGTGTCGGTCATTTTCTCTTTGTACTGGTCGTCAATTCTTTAACTCTTTTACACGAGCGGACGTTGCATTAAGTCGGGCATGATCGTCGAGTTGTTCCACACGAAGATCTCCTTCTTGTTCGGCGGCTCGGCGCGAATGGACTGATTGGCGTTTCTCAAGCTACCACCGGCGGTTTCCGGGACACCGATTTGCGCCCGCGGGTCCATGAACGATTGACCCTTCAACACATCCGCCGGGGCGAACTGACCCCAGTCTTCATCCTGAGAAACCTCGCGCGGGAGCAGGGCGCTGGCGAGACCCGTACCCGCTTGAGCCGCGCAGTTGGTCCCGACGCGCATCGGCGACGGGCTCGGACCCATGGCGTGACCGGCGTCCGCGACGAAGGAGGAGTAGGTCGAGGTCGTGCTCTTCATGTTCAACAAAAGGTAGACCAAAACTGCGAGGGCGGCGAGCATCACGATGTTCTTCGAGAGACCCTTCATTTGTATATGAGGTTACAACATATTTTTTTATTCGGGCTCGGTCGCCTCTTCGACAACCGCTTCGACGGGATCTGGATCTTCTGACGGCGGTGGTGCCGTCGCCTCGGTGACCGGGACGGCGACTTCGTCCTCGTCCTCCTCCTCCTCGACGAAGGCGTACTCTTCTGGGTAGTCGCACACCTTGGTCGCGTGAAGTTTCACCTGTACGACGTTGAAGACCGGTCCGAAAGACTGTCTGGCGAAGTACAGTCCCGCGAACTCGACGATCGCGTTGCACTCGCGTCCTGCGGCGGCGTTCTCGAATCCCACGACTTCGAGTTCTGAACTGAACACCTTCGTCGGATGAATGCGCTCGACCGAGATGTCTCTCGGTGAGGTGTACGCGTTTCGCAAGTACTCCTCCGAGAGTTCCTTCCCGAACCACTCCTGGGAATGTTCCATGGCAGCCTGAACGTTTTGTTCGTCGAGGGCATTGATCTTGATCCGAGACTTCACCTCGAGAACGAGCTCGCTGTCCGAGGCGCTCTTGATCTTCGCACCGTTCAATTGGTAGAAGACCTTCTTCTTGTCGTCTTGGTACGCGCGAACATAGTACAACCCATCCTTTTCTTTCGTCGGCGGTTTGAAGAACATCACGTCTGTGTCTTCTTGACGGTAGTATTCTTTAACCCTACGAATGGGATTTCAGACGCGGCTCGCAGGATGGACTTGGGCACCCACGCGTTGCGATTTCCCCTGTACCCGTACACCGTCTTCTTTTTCGCCTCGGACGCGTTCACCTTTTTCTTCTTGTGCGTGTACTGGTTTCCGATGTACGTCGTGGATTTATTTTTCACCCACCTCTGGGCGTTCACGTCGAAACGCATGGCACCGTTCGTCTCGACGTACCCGACGGGCACCTTTCGCCCCTTCTGGACAATCACGCCCTGTGAGAACTGGGTGAAAACCTTCGTCGGTTTCGGTGTCGTCGTGTACTTGGCGTAGCGCTTCGCGTTCACCCTGGACGCCGCCTCCATGTTCACGGTGCGAATCCTGGGGACGTTCCACGACCTCGGGGGTGGGGGCACCTTGGGGCGGACGCGCTTGTAGATGACGTCGATGGAATTCGCGTTGGAGATTTTCATCTTGGGGTCGACCAACTTTGCCAAGATGGTCATGCGCTTTTTGTCCTTGTCCACCTTCTCCGGTCGGAGTCCGAGCTTTTGCATCTCGTACACGTCGTCCAAGAGGAAACGTTTACCCCCGATGTACACGCGCGGGTCGTGCACGATCGACCCGGTGTCCTTGGACTTGTACGTGATCCCCTTCTTCTGATTGTCGACGATCTCGTACCCGAACTCACCCGGACGCATGAGAGGCATGTCCAGGAGACCGCCCAACGTCTTCGAGATCACGCGCTTGGATTCGATGTCGAACACTCTGAGGTTCAGATCGAGGGCGAACAGTTCGACGTCGATGAGCACGTCGCCGACGTTCGCCTTGTTCTTGTCCCCACCCTTTTTCTTCTTGATGAGCGTGTACCGTCGCGTGACGTGAACACCGCCCTTGGGTAGGGAGATCCCCAAGAAGCGCGCGAGTTTCGTTCGCTTGGACGACAGACGCTTGGCGATCTTCGGACCGAGCGCTTTGGCGACGCGTCCGAGTTTGTCCCACAGGATTAACTTGATCCCTTGGAGTTTACCGAAGTACGCCTTGTTGTAGGGAATTCTCGGACACACCTTGGTGTCGATGTCGGACGTGACCACGCGTTTGTCCCTGGGTAAATGCATGTTGAACGCCTCGCCACCGCTGATCACGACGTCCGCCATGGGTTTCATGAAAGAGGTCAGGTCACCCACCGTGTTCAGGATTATGTCCCGAAGGGTGTCCGTGATGCAGACGTACAAGATCTTTTCGAGCGATTCTTTCCTGTGTTTGTTCACGAGTCTCGTCCTGAACGCCTTGACGTTGTTCGTGTCGAAGTGTTTTTTCAACGTCGGGTCGTCGAAGAAAAAATTCTTCTTCAAGAAATCATCGATCGTCTTCTGGGAGTATACCTCGGTGTCCATTAATATGTTACATGATATAAAATGGATTGCTCCGGGTGTCGGTGTTACGCCCGAGAACAGTCCATGTATCCAGACGAGTACCAATTTTGTGGGTACCGAGGACGGGACGACGACTACGTGTACGCGTGCGATCCATCCTGTTGTAGCGGTGGATGCCCACCCGGTGGAAAGCCGGCGAAGCCGTTCAAAATTCTGAAAAAACATGAATTTTATCGACCACCACCGTCGTACTTGAAATTGCTACTCATCCTGTTGGTCATACTTTCGACACTATTCATGGTTTAAAGACACACGACCTAGGTAACACACAACGAGCACCGTCATCATGTCCACGGAAGAACAATTCAACATCGAAAACGAAATCACCGCGATCCGAGCCGACGTCAAGCTCCTCGCCAAGCTCGTCCGACGCATTCAGGCGCACATCGACGACCCGACGGGCGAGAAGCGCGAGAAGCGCAAGGTGAACAACGGTTTCAACAAGCCACTCAAGGTGAGCGCGGAGATGCAAGCGTTCTTGGGTCTTCCGGACGGCGAACTCATCAGCCGATCGGAGGTCACGCGACGCATCACGGGCTACGTCAAGGAGAAGGGTCTGAAGCACCCGGAGAACGGTCGACAAATCGTCCTCGACCAACCGCTTCGAGATTTGCTTCAAATCCAAGACCCGAACTTCGCGGTCACGTACCTGAACATTCAAAAGTTCCTCTCCCGACACTACGTCAAGGACGAACCGGTCGCCACGGCGTAAGTTAAAAAATAATCATGTAATCTAACATATATGACCTGTGTCACTCGCGAGGTAATTGAAAATATCCTTGGTGGTACGAAACCGAAAGACCTCGGGTTGTACGTCCAAGCGTTCACGCACAAGTCCTGTCTCAAAGAAGACCCGTCCCTCGAATCGTACGAACGCCTCGAATTCATCGGCGACAGCGTCCTCGGTTTCGTCATCACCCGATGGCTCTACGACAACTACTCGAATCAAATGGAAGGCTTTCTCACCAAGGCGCGAACGAAACTCGTGCGCGGTGAGATGCTCGCGAGCGTGGGGCGGAAGTTGGGTCTCCAGCACCTCGTGCGCATGGACAAGAAAGGGATGTCCATGGGGTGGCAGAACAACACGAAATTGCTGGAGGACGTCACCGAAAGCCTGATCGGCGCGGTGTACCTCGACCTCGGATTGCTCCACGCCAAACAATTCATCCTTCGCCTGTTCAGCGACCCGCAGTACGTGGACCTGTCCACCATACACTACGACGATAACTGGAAGGATCACCTCATGCGATACACGCAGCAACACCAGATATCCCTCCCGGAGTACAGGGTGGTGGGACACGATAACTTGATATTCACCGTGGACGCGTACGTCGACGGACATTTTTTAGGTCGAGGCGAGGCGAAGACGAAGAAACAGGCGGAACAAAACGCCGCGAGGGCGTTCTTTCACTTAAACGAGACGGGCGTGATCAAATGAAGAACGACGATGCATCCGGTGTGCGAGTACCTCATATCCCTCACGTACGCCGCCCAGAAGAGCGAGGAATGGCTCGCCCTTCGGGGGAACATGCTCACGGCGAGCGACGTGGCGACGGCGATCGGGCAGAATCATTACCAGACCCCACACGATTTACTGTTGAAAAAGTGTGGCTTGGGTGAAAAGTTCACGGGGAACGAGGCGACGCGATGGGGTGAGAAGTACGAAGACGTCGCGCGCGAGATTTACGAGGCGCGACACGACGAAAAGGTGCACGAGATCGGGTTGGTGCCACACCCCGTGCACAAATGGTTGGGTGGATCCCCAGACGGCGTCACCGAGAGTGGAAAGTTGGTCGAGATCAAGTGTCCACTCATGCGCAAAATCATCCCAGGCGAAGTCCCGGGACATTACGTCCCGCAGATTCAGTTGTGCATGGAGATACTCAACTTGGAGTCGTGTGATTTCATTCAGTACCAACCGACCGAGCTCACGTGGCCGGAACCAGAAGTCTTCGACGTCACGCACGTGAAGCGCGACCGCGAGTGGTTCGCCAAGTACCTTCCAGTCATGGACGCGTTTTGGAAACAGGTTCTCCACCACCGGGAACACGGCGGACTGCAGGCGCCTCCGCCGAAGGTGAGCAGACCGAGGAAACCCAAACCACCCAAGGCGTGCGAGATCGTCGACGTCTCGGACGAAGACGAGTATCGAAGCGATTAGATTATTCTCTCATGTAACATCATACTACACAACACGATGGTCGAACTTAAGAAGGGCGAGGTTCGCGAACTCCCGAACGGTGACGTGCTCGTCGGTGTCAACAAGAACGAGCGCGAGAAGAAGAGCAACGGACGCGTGATTCGTCAGATCAAGAACAAGTGGGGCAAGTGGGTGTCCAAGGCGAAGAGCTTGGCGGGTAAGGCGATGTACAAGAAAAACAAGGACGCGCTCAAGCCGAACCAATTCAAGAAGGGTGAAAACGTCCCGTCGTCCAAGTCGGTGTTCGGGCGCTAAAAATCTTGCCCCATGACAAATGGCAGTCGACAAAGATTGGGAAGAAGCCGTGCGACTCGCACGCCTGGCGAAGAATAAGGATCCACGCGAACGATTCAGCGGACCGATCAAGGGTGCGTTTTTGAAGGACGTCGTCGCTCGTTACAAGAAGATACTCGCTATCAAAGCCGTCGTCAGACGGAGAAACTAAAACCCTTCAGGCGTTCGGGTTCGAACACCTGCATTTGATACAACTTATACGTGATACCGAATCGCTTGTTGAGAAAGTACACCGAGCCCACCTCGGCGATCCCCTTCCCCGACATGCGACCGTACACGCCTTCCTTGATTTCCTCTTTCAGGAGGTGACGATTCGTGTCGAAAATCTCGGGTTTCGCGAACCCGTTCGCGTCGACGTCGAGTTTCACGCGAAATTTCGGCGCGTGTCCGTTGTCCGCCTCCTTGAGATTGGAGTTGAACATGCTTCGAAGTTCGTCCGCGCCCTTGGGTTCGCCGAAGATGGCGACGCTCTGTTTCGCCACCTCGTCGATGACTTTGGTCTCGATGGACTTGATCGTGGTGTAAAATTTTTGCACGAAACCGCCGTCCTCGTCCCATCCCGTCAGGTTGAAGTCGACGTTAAATTTCTTCTGCCCGATCTCCGGCGTGAACGCGCTCACGCCCCACGGCATGTAGAGTCGAGGCATTTGAAAACGCATGGGTTTGTCCCCGTCGGACAACACCATCTTGCGTCCTCGGTACTCGTGCACGGTGAGACGTTCGTCGATACCGATGAAAGACATCTTTTAATTACAATGCAATGAATCGTTTAAGCCGAGCACGCGACGCACTCGTTTTGGTCAGGGTCGAGTGTAAATTTCTGCGCGTTCGCCTTGGGTTTCGTTCGAAGATAATACATCCCCGTCTTCAACCCACTCTTCCACGCGAACATGTGCATGCTCGACATCTTCCCGTACGACGGATCGCTGACGAACAAGTTCATCGATTGCGACTGATCGATGAATCGTCCGCGATCGGCAGCCATCTCGATGATGCTTCGCTGCGGGATCTCCCACACCGTGCGGTACTTTTGTTTCAGGTGGTCGTCCTTGATGTCGACGATGTTTTGAATCGACCCGTTCGCGCGGATGATTAAGTTTTTCATGTCATGGCTCCACAGACCGCGCGCCTTGAGATCGCGGACGAGATGTCGGTTGACCACGGTGAATTCGCCCGCCAACACCCGACGGAGATAGATGTTTTGCGTGTACGGCTCGAACGCCTCGCAGTTACCGAGGATTTGTGCGGTCGACGCCGTGGGCATGGGCGCCAACGTGAGAGAGTTCCGCAGACCCTTCTTCACGCGCTCACGCATCGCGTCCCAGTCGTACATCCCACTGAAGCGGGTCGCGCCGTCCCACATGTCGAACTGGAGCACGCCGCGACTCGCCGGTGAGCCCTCGAACGAGGAGTACGACCCCGAGATCTCCGCCAATTCACACGACGCCTCCAAACTGGCGTGGTACATCGTCTCGAACACCGCGCGATTGATCTCGCGCGCCGCCTCGCAATCGAACGAGACATCCATCATCTGAAACACGTCCGCCAATCCCTGCACACCGATCCCGATCGGACGGTGGCGCATGTTACTGTTTCGCGCGGACTCGATTGGGTAGAAATTGCGATCGATCACCCGGTTCAAGTTTCGAGTGATTTGTTTCGTGACCCTGTGCAATTCCTCGTAATCGAACTTTCCATCGACGACGTATTTCGGCAACGCGACGGAGGCGAGATTGCACACCGCGGTTTCGTCGGGTGCGGTAAATTCTGCGATTTCCACACAAAGATTTGAACTCTTGATCGTCCCGAGATGGCTCTGATTGGACTTTTGCATCGCGTCCTTGTACAACATGTACGGCGTGCCCGTCTCGATCTGCGAACGGAGGATCGCCCGCCACAAATCCTGCGCACGCACGGTCTTCTTCCCTCGCCCCTCGGATTCGTACCGTTTGTACAGCGCGTCGAACGCGTCGCCGTGGACGTCCGACAGACCCGGGCACTCGTCCGGGCACATGAGCGTCCACTCCCCGTCGCTCTGCACGCGCCGCATGAATTCATCGGGAATCCAGAGCGCGGTGAACAGGTCTCTACAGCGCATCTCTTCGTCACCGGTGTTGAGGCGAAGGTCGAGGAACTCGAACACGTCCGCGTGCCACGGCTCCAGATAGATGGCGATCGACCCCTTGCGTTTGCCCCCACCCTGGTTCACGTAGCGAGCGACGTTGTTCAGGACTCGAAGCATGGGGACGATCCCGTCGGACGCACCGTTCGTGCCACGAATCTTCGACCCACGCGCGCGAACGTCGTGGATGTGCAAGCCGATGCCTCCAGCCCACTTGCTGATGGAGGCGCAGTCGTGTATCGTGTCAAAAATTCCGTCGATGGAGTCCGCTTTATTCGCCACGAGGAAGCAACTTGACATTTGTGGATGATTCGTCCCGGCGTTGAAGAGCGTGGGCGTGGCGTGAATGTACTTGTGCAGACTGAGGTCGTCGTACGTCCGCAACACGCTGTCGACGTCGTCTCCGTGAATCCCGATGGCGACTCGCATGTACATGTACTGGGGCGTTTCCAGCACGAGCTCGTCGACTTTCGTCAGGTAGCCGCGCTGGAGTGTCTTCAGACCGAAGAATCCGAAATCGTAATCGCGCTCGGGGACGATCTTGTCCTTGACGACGGCGGACATCTTGACGACCTCGTCGGTGACGATGCCGGCGGCTTTTAATTTTTTCATGGCGGTGTTGAAGTTGTTGGGCGCCGTCTTCTGAATGTTACTGGCGACGATCCTCGCCGCGAGTAATTCATAATCCGGGTCGGTCGTGAAGAGGGCGATGCACGTCTCCGCGCTCAGGTCGTCGATCTCTCGCGTGTGTATGCCGTCATACATGGACGAGAACACCTGTTGCGCGACGACCTGACTGTCCACCAGGGGTGACAGTCCGTCGGTGAGTTTGTCTATCCTCTGCACGACCTTGTCGAAGCGACAATCTTCAACACGACCGTTTCGTTTGATGACCTTCATTGTTTGTATTGTGTTCTACACTACCGTTCATTTTTTAAGTCGTTCATTTTTTACATTCCAAGCGAACGTGTCCCGATCGCACGGGGACGGCACCCACGGTTTCGAACTTTCGCGTCGGCGCGAGCAAGTACGTGTTGTTGTAGAAATCCCCCTGGATTCCGGGCTTGGACACAGGCGCGTAGCTCCCGACGAAGCACGCCGGCGCTTGGCACTTGGGACCGAAGTCCACGTGCGCCGCCTTGGAGGCGAACGAGTCGAAATCGCTGTAGTACACCATGTTCTTCTGTTTGAAACATAGCAACAATTTTTTTTGGTGGTGTTTAGTAAAGGATGGACGCGAACAGTCTCAAGCAGACACCGACCCCCCTGAACCAATTGTACTTTTCGGAATTCAACCGAGGTCTCGTGCAGCGTGCGATCCGCGAGACGTTCAAGCGTCGACACGGTCTCGCGATCGATTACCAAAAAGACGAGGACGTCTACGCGTTGATGCGCTCGGTCTTCGTCCTCAACGAGGGCGATCACTACAACAACGTTCACGAACAGGTGCGCGACATGAACGCGATCGTGATCAATAACGCGGTCGCGCAGATCAAGTCGGGCGTCGCGCAATACCTGCACTACATCAAGGACATCGAGACCGCCGCCGAACCGATCTCGCGTCCGATCAACACCAGCACGCACGGGAAGAAATTTGGCTACAACGACAAAATCGGTATCAATTAAAGACGACGGGCGCATCACGGGTATATTACCATGAACTCCACCACACCCCTCACCCCCGAAAAGAAGCAGTTCCTCAAGAAGATCGGTGGTGGTCTTCGCGTTCTCATGAGTTGTTCACACAAAGCTGATGAGATCGCGACCGATCCCGAATGCCCCATTGAAGAGTTCATCAGGGATAATCTCATAACCCATGGACAGTTTTCGGAAGCAAAGTTTGATACAGTGGTGGATACCGCATGTGATGAAGATCTCGTCAAACTTCTCGACTATTTTGACGACATGGACATGTATATGAAACGCGTGTATTACGAGGCAAGTTTGCCCATGGATGATGAATATGCGTCTCTCATTGAGAATGGAACGTTAGTGACTTTTAAGGATTTGGTCGACGCGCTCGAGAGATTAAAGATGAAGCAGCAGATGTACACATGTTGAACGAGTACAAGAGAGAGACTCAGGCGCTGTGTCGAGCCAAGGGATGGGACAGGGTGGATATCAGCACGGTGTGGCTGTTACTCACCGAGGAGATCGGTGAGTTGGCGTCGGCGATACGTCAAGCGACGAACACGTTCAAGAAGACCGGGCTGAAGAAGGAGCGGGGACAGGATCTCATGATGGAAATGACGGACGTGTTGAGTTATTTATTTCAAATCGCCGGAATGCTGGACTTGGATCTCGATCTGAGTTGGCAACAGCACCGGAAAAAACTCAACACCAAAAAATATGTCAGTCTACAGTAACACAGAACCATCATGAGTTTCGTGATGGGGAACGACAAGAACTCGATGGATCGCCTGAATCCGTTCGTCACGTTCCCACCCGGAGGTGTTCGCCGGAACGGTGACTTTGCGGACTTCACGAAGATGGTGGACGAAAATCACGGCGTGTTGAAACCCGACGGGTCGAGCATCGCGTGCAACGTCTCGCGCACCGCGGGCGATCGCACGATTGATTTCTGCACGAAAAAGGTGCCGAACTGCGCGGCGAATCGTCCGCACTACCCGAACAGACAGATCGACGAAGGACACACGGGATACGTTCAGAGAAGATGCAACGCGTCCGCGCCCAAAAAAGTCTCGCCGACGCCCCGTCGCGCGATCACGACCGCGGTGGTGCGGTACAACAGAACGCGCGTGTTCGTGGCGATTTTATTATTGATTTTCATTATTTTTTTATTGCAATAAGAGTCTGAGTATGAGATACAAACGATCGAGCGCGCGTTCGTCCAGACATTCCTCGATGAGGTCGTGAAACACGCATTCGCACAAGTGCTTCGCGAGGTCCATCTGCCACGGCGCGTCGCGATTGACGTACGGAGGCGTGAACGTGTGATCGAGCACTTTCATCGAGTGCATCGTTCGGATGATCGTTCGAGCGTCCTCACCCTTCTCATCCAGAAGCGTGCGAAGGGTCATCTGCACGATGCGCTGTCGCACTTCCAAAGTCTTGTCAACCATGCAATCGAGAAACCTTTCGTACGACATGTTTCGTCGAAGCGAACATATCTCGACCCAGTCCCCCACCGGACGCGTGTTCAAATACTCCGTGTACTCGACGTATTCGCGATCGGCTTTGACGTACCTCGTGTACGATATTTCCACGTAATCGAGTCCGGACTCGACCTCGTGGATGTATTTCGCCGAACGCACGAACGCGGTCATTTAACTTAGTGTTGGGATATTTTCTTTAACTCCTCCACACCACGACGCCTCGCGGTGGCATGAGGTACGGTTGGGTGCAGAACACATCCTTCTCGCTTCTCCTGACGCTCGATGACTTTCGACAAGCGTTCGACGCCTCGAAGATAATGCCGTCGTGGGTCAAGATCACCACGATCACCATGATTTGTAAACGCGGGCGCGTCACGGACGTCGACCGGTTCAGGAAAGTTTTCGAACGCATGGACGTCCTGAAGATGTCCCTCGGCGACGGTCCGGCGTCGTACGAATGGACGCTCGGGAAAACGAAGTTCTACAACCAAGTGACCCTCGTGAACAGGGATGGATACAGTCGACGATCGGTGAAGCTCTTCAAGAACGGCACCGTGCACGTCACGGGGTGCACGGACGTGGTCGACTGTCAGAGGTGTATCAAACAAATAAACGTGCTTTTTTCGAAAATCACGGGGGTGCCCACCGAATCGACGGACGAAAATTTCCAAATCGTCATGATCAACTCGAGTTTCACGATGAATTACAAACTGAACCTGTTGGAGGTGGAGAAGTGTTTCAAGGAACACCCGAGCGTGTTCACCGAAACCCACTTCGAACCAGGGGACTACTCCGCGGTGAAGATTAAATTTCAACCGTCGTACGACATGAAACAGGTGACGACGTCCATCTTCAACACAGGGAACATCATCATCACCGGGGCACAGACGTACAAAGAGATCGCGTACGCGTACAACGTCGTCGTGACCACCCTCCACGAATACGCGAGCGGTCGAGTGTTAGCGGCGCCGTACGAGCAGATACAAAAGTTCGACACGAAATTTCTCGGGTATCGCGTCGATGATTTGCTTCCCATCCTGAGACGCCAGGGACATAAATCGTGGTGTCTCACGACGAAGAACAGACAAATAAATTTCTCTCGCTAACTGTAATAATAAATACATCATGAGCCAACGTTTGGGCATGGCGGACGGACGATGCTTCTCCATCAACAGCTCGTCCCAACTCGTGAACAACTACATCATGCAACAAGCGAACATTCGCATGGAGGACAACTACTCCTACCGCCAATTTTTGCAAAGCAACGGTCCGGTGATCTTGAACAATTTGCAAGAAAAGGTTCAAGGCAAGGGTCCGTGCATGTCGTGCGACCAACCCATGTTGAATCTGCGCGACATGTATTAGTTTAATTTTCCCAGTCCACAAGAAGGATGGACTGTGGGATATGCCTCAACCCCGTTCGGGAGACTCGAGGAACAGCAGCCATCCGTTGTGGTCACCTCTTCCATAAGACGTGCCTCACCCGATGGGAGGAACAAGGGAAGAACACGTGTCCCATATGTCGTCGCGTGTTCAACGCCAAGGCGTACACCATACACATGACCATACAAAACAACATCACCGGTGTGAGTAACACGATTTCACTCTCGAACAATTCCATGTTGAGCGTGTTCGACGTCTTCGAGCTTCAGTTGGACATGGAACCGCTCGACTTAGACCGATTGTTTGAGGACCTTGGGGTGAGTATGTCCGACTTTGATCCCACTACGTTTGACACAGAATGAGTCGCAGTACGTCTTGTAGTTGAGGGATTCGTACGCGCGAGACGCCTTGCGCGGATCCTTGATGACCGCACCCTTGGCGTCGACGTACAGGGGACCGGTCGCCCATCCTCTCTTGTGACTCCACATGTTGCAGGGGAACGTGATGACGCGACCCTTCATCGGCGCTCGAAGACGCGCGCGCCTCAGCGCCGCCTTGATTTTTTCAGGCGACACCTTGAAGAAACGCGCGATCGACGCCGTCGTGTCGCCCTCCTTGATCTTGTACTTGCACGCCTTGTCCTGTCGGTACCAGTGAAAGTCCCCTTGTTTGATCCAGTCCGACGGACGCGCGGGGGCGACGAACAACATGACTTTGTAAAACCCTCGCTTACACGCCTTGTTCGGGTCTTTGCACCTGTACACGGACTTGGGGTTATCGCTCAGCACGCGCTGGGACAGACCGCGACAGTGGGTGTAATTGTGGTTACCCCACGTTTTTCCAGAACGCTCACCGGGCACGCTCTTGTACAGGCGCCCCTTCTCCACGTCACCGAACGCGTACGAATAACAGTTATTCCCAACGATCGCACCGTTTCTCCCGAACGGACCCTTCTCATTGAACGTGCGCTCCGACCCACTCAGAGGGAGCTCCTTGACCATATTAATTTATTATGTACGAGTATAATAAATTAAGATGATGATTCGTGACATCGCTCGCTCCAAGTCTCGCTCTGAAATGGTTCAGGAGATCCTCACGGCGATCCTCGTCCTCCTGATCTCCACCTTCCTCCTTCGCATGCTCTGGAATCAGTCGTTGGCGAAGCACATCACGGTTTTCAACCAAATCGAAAGCCTCGGTGACGCGTTCTTGCTCAGCTTGAGCCTCTGCATCCTCCGTGGCTGTTAGATTTCGTTGTACCCGACGAGCTCCTCGCCTTCCGGGCTCACGAGCGTCGGGAACGCGGTCTTTCCCTTACACGCCCCGTTCGCGCAGTCCACGAACGTGTGCGCGATCTTTTTGCTCTTCATGTAATCGAGCTGCTTACGAGTCCATCCACACTGCATGGTCCCGTAAACAGTCCACGCGTTCCCACCGGAACCCACGGACATGGACGCGGACGCCGTGAAATGCTGGCGAAGCAAATACGCGACGGCGATGACGACGAGTGCGATGGCGATTTGGCGTCCTGTGATGGTGATCTTCATTACATAGTACTTACATTTTATTCTTCCCCTTCGTCCACGACGTCGTCGTCGTCGTCTTCATCGACGTCGTCGTCGGCACCGGTGACGACGGTTTCTTCTTGGTCGGGAAGGTTCAAACCCACGAAGGCGAACGATTGTAATTTTTCGCTTCGATCCAACAAGAGCTGGGACAGGCGCACCGTGCATCCGAACTTGGAATCCACGAACCACAGACTGGCGAAGTCGACGATCGCGCAGCATCGCTGACCCTTTTGAATCGTGTCGAGGTCCACCTGTTCGCGCTGGAAGTTGTACACCTCCGGGACGAAGCCACCGTCGGGTTTGGTGAGAATCTTCGCCTTGAACGTGCTGGGGTACTGCGGATCCTTCGCCACCCGAATGAGCGGCTTGTACAGCGCCTGTGCCAAGACGTCCCTGTGGAATTTCTTACCCAACCACTGTTCGGAGTTCTCGGCGGCGATGTCGAGGATCTTGTTGTCCAGTTCCTCGAGCTTCTTCATGAATTCCACCGCCTCGGTGTTCTCGGCGTCGAACGATAAATCCAATGAGTAACTCGTCTTCCCCGTGGATTCGTCCGTGTACGCGGAGAGTCCGTACGGCGCGCGCATGAACGGAAGTTGGACGTAAAGTTTCTTGCTGTCGCTCGTGTTGATGTAGACCGTCTTGTTTCCCATCTTGCCCTTGCGCATCGCGGAAAACTCAATCTTGCTCGCATTAAATTCAGAAGCCGGAGTGATTGTGAGCGACATTGTTTCTTGTTATACGTCTACTAGATGCGTCGTCTTTAACCAATGTGAACGGGAGGTCATCGAGACGCGTGATGTTTTTTAATTTTATGGGTTTGTCGTAGATGTCGTCATTGAACTCGTGAACGTGAACTTCACACTCACCCCACGCGTCTCGTCGAAGCATCGTCGCGTCACCGTAGTTCGTGCGACACGAATAGAACCCTGGTTTCTTCGCCACTTGCGGTGGACACGCGAGGAGATTCGCCGTTCTCCAGTCGATTTTTCGCGCGAAGCCGGCGCCGCGCACGACGCGCGTTTCGAACACCCAGCCACCCTCGTCGCGCGCGAGGAGCCAACACACGAACAGAATCAACACTCCGAGGAGGAGGATCATCATCATGTGATTGTTCGCGAAAAAAATATGACCTCATCGCGTCGTAGACAGACCCATGAATTTCCTAGGTGACACAGACACACACGCACACGCGCGCACGAGCTCGAGAGGAAACGCGTGACGACGCGACGTGACAACCCGACGCCTCGCCATGGAGTACGTGCACGAACAGATCGAAGAGGCGAAGGCGCAGCTCGAGTATCTCGAACAACAGATGTACACGATTCAACGGCGATACCACGTGTTCGAGAAACAGGCGAACGAGCTGTGGAAGGCTGGGGAAGACGTGCGAAACGAAGTTCTCCGACCCTTCGCGGCGGCGGCTGGGGACGACGTGTGGGACGCCGTGCTCGAAATTATGGATCGAGGGATAGACGCGCACACGTACGACGCGTGCAAAAACATCATCGTGGAATCAAAACTCCTCGCCGCGTTCGTCAAGGCGTGTCCGCACATCATGGCACACAAGCTTCAAGGCGATCTCTGTGTGAAAAGTCGCCAATGTCTTCTCGTGAACAGACGATTGAACAACCTGTACATGCAGGGGAATCGAGCGATCGATAGCTACCACGCCTCGACCACCACCTCCAGTGCCTCTAGTAGCTCGGTGTAATCGAACATAAAAGAATCGCGCTTTTAAGTTCCATATGGATCTCCGAAATTGCGATGGTCGAGAATTATTGCGATCGCTCGACGACGCCTCGGTGGATCTCATCCTCACGGATCCACCGTACATCATCAGCCACGAAACGGGCATGGACAAATTCAGAAACGACTTGGACAGTGGGAAGGACCTCACGAAAACCGAACAGGAGTGGGACGCGTGGCACGCCTCGAACCCCGACGTGCACCACCCGAACATGAAGGAAAATTATTTAAAGTACGGCACGGTGTACGGGAAAAAGTACGGGATCAAAACGCGCTACGGGACGTGGGACGAAGGTGGTGAGTTCACGATGGATGACGTGGAGGAGTTCGTCGAGCTGTATTACAAAAAACTACGAGACGGTGGGACGTGCATCGTGTGGTTCGACCTCTGGAAGATTGGTGAACTCAAACGCGTGATGGAGGCGCACAAGTTCAAGCAGATACGCATGATCGAATGGATCAAGACCAACCCTCAACCACTGAATTCGTCCACGAATTACCTCACGAACGCCCGCGAGATCGCCCTCGTCGGCGTGAAAAAAAGCAAACCCACGTTCCACTCGGAGTACGACAAGGGTATCTACGAGTTTCCCATCCAGGGTGGTCGCGACAGATTCCACCCGACACAAAAAAACATCGCGATGTTCGAACGACTCATCGAGAAACACTCCAACCCGGACGATCTCGTGTGCGACACGTTCGTCGGGGGAGGCACCACCGTGTTCGCGGCGAAAGCGACCGGGCGCAGATTCACGGGATCGGAAATTAACGAGGAATACTTTTCAAAGGTGTGCGAAAAATTGAAATTTCAAACGTGAGAACGCGTGGTCGATGACCCCACGGGTGCACAGACCGCACAAGTCGACGCGCGCGATGCGACAACCACGACCCGAGGATTACGATCACTACCCCGAGCACGAGATGGACCCGAAGTCGGAAGAACGTCGCGCCTACCACAACGCCATGTGTCGATACTGGCGATGGAAAGAATCCATGCCCGTGGCGAAGAACATTCCACGCGCGCGTCTCTCCGAGGTGTTCGATCAAAGTCTCGGGGACGACCACTCGCTCGTCGTGAAAACGTCGACGAGAAACTCCGTCGTGTTTTGTAACACGGTCGTCAAGATCAAGATGAAGGTGATCGAGTTCGGCGGACCACACAGGTTCGTGACGCGACCGATCGTGGACGATAATCAGAGCGAGTGTAAGGCTGTCGTGTTCGACGACATCGTGCACCCGACGGATGTCCAGGACTGTCTGCGAATGATGTGCGCGGACCTCGTGTTGGACACGTCTCGATACCTTCAGTGTACACCGAGTGATTTGTGGATACTGATTTTGTAGAATTTTTATGGCGTTGTAATCTAAGAGACATACATGGGTGGGGAAGAAATTTTACTCCTCGCCTGTTTTGCGTCATGCATGTGTTCGAGTGTCGTCGCGTCCGCGGGATTGTACAGAAATTGCACAGGGGGGACATTCGACTCGTACGATTACGATTCCGATTTGTGCTTCACGTTGCCCGGTCCGAGTCCGTCGCCGGCGGGTGGTGGTGGTAACGACGACGCGAAATTCCCGAGCGAAATCACCGGTCTCACCGGTCGATACACCGTGGACTCGGTCAAGTCCACGAAGTGGGAGGACGTGTCGGGTAAGGGTAATCACGCCGAGGTCACGGGCACGCTCACCTCGTACGCGGAGGGTGACATCAAGCTCGTCCGCGGCGAGAGCACGGCGAGTGTGAAATTTCCCGCGGCGTGTTTGAACGCGACCAACAAGGATTACACGTTGGCGTACGTGGGTAAATACGCGGGTGAAAAGCGTGGACGAATCTTCAGCGGCGTCGACGTCAATTGGCTGTCTGGATGGCACGGGAACAGATCTGGGTACGCTTACCACGGCGCGGGGGCGTGGCTCACCGAGTACCCCGTGAACGACACGAAGCACGGTCAGGCGCTCATCTTGGGCGTGGATCAGAAGAACTTGTACCGATCGAATGGAAAAAATAGGACAAAGGTTGGATACACGAACGGTCAAGCACCGACGTCGATCGCGATCAACGCTGGCTTAGCGAAAGAGGGCAACTGGGAAGGCGACGGGGAGGTGAGCGACTTCGCGTTGGGTGAGGTGCTCATTTACGACCGCGAACTCTCGGACGTGGAAATCGCTCGCGTGGAGAAGTACTTACGCATGAAATTTTTCAAAGAGATCGAGACCGAGTCGAATTTCATCGGCGTCGGGTATCGACGCGGTGAACCACATCCGAAGAACGGCGGGGCGTTCGAACCGGCAAAGTTGACGTACGAATTATCAGGTAACCAGGAACACTGTCGCGCGCTCGCCGAGAAATACAACAAGGCGGTGTGGGGTCACAGGAACGAAGCGCACGACGCACCAGAGTGGCGTAACACGTGTTTCTTCTACGACACGAATGAATATTTTGATGGATACGTGGACGACTCAAGCGACGGCGTCCACACCGTGGGTTGCGCGGACGCGTCGAAAGACGTGCACGCGGGGTGTCAATAAAATATCACTCATGATATAATGGCTGCCATCGTGATCGTCGGAGGTTGTTGCATGTTTGCGAGCATCGGCGCGTACCTATTCGTTCGCGACAGAGAGGAGACGTTGTTGGATGAGATGCAGACGAAGAAGGACAAACAGAATAGACAAATAAATTTGCTCAAGGCGCTGGGTCGAGTGAAGAGCATGGAGGCACAGACGATCGAGATCGTGAACGACCAGCCGCTCAACATCCAAGAGGTGGTCATTTACGACGACATGGAACGCGACATCATCACCGAGGGCATGATGACGGGTGGTTTCGACACCGCGAGCGTGTCGTACGATCTCGGTACCATGACGGAGATTCCGGGCATGATGATCGTCAACAACGCCGATAGTGGCGGCGTCGTCGGTGCGAAAATCAAATTACTCGACGACGACGGGAACGTCGTGCACGAATCAAAAGCCATCCGTGACGTGGCGGACGCGTACGAGTACGATCCAAATTTTAAGACGTGGACCAAGTTGTCGTTCGCCAAGGTTGGTCGAAACGAAGACGGTACAAAATTTTCTTAGTATATAGGTATAACATACACCATGGGATTCTTCAAGGATTGTGGCTGTGGCTGCAACGGGCAAAAGGCTCAGGAACAATTCACCATCAGCGTCATCTCCGGTCTGACGTTTTTCCTCGTCGCCAATCCTCAGATGTACATGCTCATGCGAAACCTCATCGGTTCTCGCGTCGCCACCGTGAACGGGAACCCGACCATGTTCGGGCTCATCCTTCACTCCGTCGTCTTCACGCTCGTCGTGTGGATGATGATGAAAATTAACAAGAAGGAGCGATACGAACCGTCCCCAGGACCGTCCAAGTCACCGGCGCCGAAGAAGAAGAGCGCGGACGACATCATCAAGGCGATCGAACAGAAGCGCGCGGCGAAGATGAAGAAGGCGGGCGTCGACGCGAAGGGTCGGGCACCGGCACCGGCACCGGTGCAAGAGATCGCCCAAGGACCGGCACCGATGAACGGTGGTAACGGTGTCATGGGTTTCGATCTCGACAGCTACGATTTACAACTCGCCGATTTCGACGGTCCAGCTCCCAGCAAGGCGATGGTGTGCAACTGCCCCGACGGATCCACGGTCACAAAGAACTAAGTCGTAGGCGTTCGCGGGTTTCGATCATGTCCACGGTATCCTTGAACGAGCGCGCGCCCGGGGTGTTGGGTTGCCAACTGTGCCACTCGCGATCGACCGACGCGTGATCCGGTGGTAAATCCCGTGCCTCCTCCTCGTCATCGCTGACGACGAATGATAAATCATCCTCGTCGTCATCGTCTTCCCATATCTCACTGTCGTCGTCCTCGACGTCGATCTCCATGAGACGTGCGTACAGATCGGTGTCGAGCTTCTTGAAGTCCAAGTCCTCGAGCGTGACGTCACCTGGGTGATGTTCCAAGAGACTTTCGGGTGGCACCGCCTGCGTTTCTTCCTCCAAGTGGTAGCACGTGGCGCTCTTGTAAATTTTATCCGTCGCCGTGAGGTATCGCACACCCAACACCCGACCGGTGTTCATAGTGACCACGGCGTAGAGCTCTTCCTCGACGTCGTCCTCCTTACAAAAAACCTTGACAATTTGGTGTTCTTGAATTTCTGAAAATCGTATGGGGTTGTTCTCCATCTCGACTTAAAATTTCCAGACAAAAAATCCTCAGATGATAGTACCCTCGGACATGAAAATCAAAATTTATTCCAAACCCGACTGTGAATATTGCACCCTGGCGGAAGACCTGGCGCGAGCGGAAGGACTCTCGTGTGAAAAAGTAAATATCGACCGGGATGAACTTAAAGAACTTTGTGGCGGTCGCGTGGACGCGTACCCGCAGGTCTTTTGCGACGGGAAGAGAATAGGTAATTATTTCGATTTTCAGGAGTGGGTCGAGGAACGCGTCGAACCCATGTTAGTGCCGAACCTCGACAGGTTCACGACGTTCCCCATCGTCCATCAAAACCTGTGGGATCTGTACAAGCGCGCGCAACACTCGAATTGGTCGGCGGAGGAGATCGATCTGTCCGCGGACAAGGACGACTGGGACAAACTCACCGACAACGAGCGACACTTCATCAAGTGGGTGTTGGCGTTCTTCGCCGGGTCCGACGGCATCGTGTTCGAAAACTTGAACACGAATTTCGCGGACGAGGTGCAGTACACGGAGGCGCGCGCGTTTTATGCGTTCCAAGGATTCAACGAACACGTGCACGGCGAGACGTATTCTCGATTGATCGATCGCCTGATCACGGACCCCGTGGAGAAGAACCAATTGTTCACCGCGGTGAATTCGATCCCGAGCATCAAACACAAGGCGGAGTGGGCGATGCGATGGTTCTCGCGGGATCGCCCGTTCGCCGAGCGCCTGTTCGCGTTCGCGTGCGTGGAGGGTATATTTTTCAGTGGGTCGTTCTGTAGCATCTTTTGGTTGAAGAAGCGCGGACTCATGCCCGGACTGTCGTTCAGTAACGAATTGATTTCCCGCGACGAGGGGTTGCACTTGGAGTTCGCGGTCGAGTTGTTCAGGATGTTGCGCAAGAAACCATCGGTGGAGACCATACACAGCATCCTACAGGAAGCCGTGGAGATCGAGAAGAGTTTCATCCTCGACGCCCTGCCGTGCTCGCTCATCGGGATGTCCGCGGACAAGATGAGTCAGTACATCGAATACGTGTCCGACAGACTCTTGAAACAAATCGGGTACGCGACGATTTGGAACACGAAAAATCCATTCGATTGGATGGAGGCGATCTCGCTCGAGGGGAAGACAAATTTTTTCGAAAAGCGCGTGGGTGAATACGCAAAGGTCTCGGAGACCGTGGACACGACGTTAGGGTTCGACGAAGAATTTTAATCTCAAATATATATATATATAATGTCGAGGGCTGTTGTGGGTATCGCCATACTTTGCATTTTCCTTGCGCTGACCATGTGCTGTAGCGCTCAAATGTTCAGTAAAATGAACGGTCCGTCTCCAGCACCGGCACCAGCACCGGCACCAAAGGCAAAGGCGTCGTCTCAGGGACCGGCGGTGACAGCTCCAAAACACAGATACGTGAGAATTACTCGCGATAAAGAGGGTGACGACCACGCCATGAACCTGGCAGAAGTTGAAGTGTTCTCGGGGGGTACAAATGTTGCCCAGGGTAAAATGGTTACGGCGAGTAGTTTACATGCCGCCCAGTACCCACACGCCAACCTGGTCGATGGAAACAAGACTAACTTTGTGCATACCAGGAATGAAGCGGTTGAATGGTTCCAAATAGATCTTGGACAGGACTATGAGATTGAAAAGGTTGTGATTCACAATAGATCAGATTGCTGCCAAGATCGTTTAAGAAACACCAAAGTTCAACTCTCAAAGTCGGCTGACATGAGTTCACCCAAGGAATCCAGACTCATCACAACTCAAGAAGCTCCAAATGCTGTGATTACATGGAATGTAAAAACGAATAAAATTGTTCCGGGGGGGTATGAGTGGGGTTTAATGGATCCTAACGTGGAACACACCGGTTGGACAGATGGTCTTTCATACGAAGCTTGTGCGAAGCTGGCAAAAGATCGTGGACACCTCGCTTGGGGTGTGCAGACTGGTTATCATCCAGACATAGTCGCAGCTAGTAAAAGCATTGGTGGTTGTTGGACACGTCCAAATCTGACTAACTTTACAAAATTAGTCCCAGGTGATATCAATCATGTGTCTGGGTGTGCCGATGCGACTAAACTAGTATCTTCCAAATGTGTTTAGGCAAATTAATTTCTAATTGTATTTTAATAAAGATGTCTCAACGACTTGGAATGGCAGACGGGCGATGCTTCACCCTCAACTCCTCAGCCCAAC